GTGAGATGAGTTCCAGCGAGAAAGCGCGTTTCAAGCGTGAAAAGACTGGATCAAAGAAGATTTCTTATCAACATCGGCGTCGTAAGGCCAAAAAGAAAAAAAGTTGAGATGGCTTGCGGATGGTTAGCGGTTAGACTGAGGGGTATAGACCCTTCTCATGTCTAATCATGGCCATCCTTCGCGGAGAGCAAGGTGCGGTTCGGTTTGATGCAGCTGGCACGGATCCGCCGACCACCACTATTATTGGCACTCGCAGCTGGACGCTGAACATCACCAAAGACACGTTGGACGTTACCGATCACGGTGACACGTCTCGTGCATTTGTCGGCAGTCTAATTTCAGGTTCTGGCACTGTTGAAATGGTGTACGACCCTGATGCTGGTGGTCAGGCAGCTTTTATTGAAGACGTACTGACCACCAGCGATACTGCTGATGCTACGTTTGAGCTGTTTACCACTGGTGTTACCACTGCTACTGACAGTGTGAGCTTTAAAGGCATCATCACCAGCATGGACATCAGTTCCACTGTTGGCGACTTGGTGGTTGCTACCTGTAACTTCATCACTAGCGGCGACATTACTTCCAACCTTGAGTAAGGTTTGACCTAGTGGCCAAAATCGAGCGTGGTGGCCATACATTTGATGGCTACAACAAGCCGATCCGCACCCCTGGTCATTCCAGCGGTAAATCTCATGCTGTTGTCATCAAAGATAATGGCAAGGATCGGTTAATTCGATTTGGCCAGCAAGGTGCAAACACTGCAGGCAAGCCAAAGCCTGGTGAGAGCGAAGCAATGAAAAAGAAGCGTGCTGCCTTTAAAAAGCGTCACGCCAAAAACATTGCCAAGGGCAAAACCAGTGCAGCTTATTGGGCTAACAAAGTAAAATGGTGACATGACCTACTCCGTTCCAGGGCTTGTAAGGACACATCTTGTCAGCAGTTCCTACATGGGAAGTGTTGACAGTCCATTTACGCGGACACGGGCCATAGTTGACCAGATGAAGGGCTGGGAAATTATGAAGGCCGTGACATCTGGGACGGAGTATTTGCGAGAAAACAGCGAAACATTTCTACCACTTGAACCCCGCGAGGACTACACGGCGTACCTGGCGCGTGTGAATCGTGCTGTATTTACACCTTATACGCAACGATTGATTCGAGCGGCGACCGGGCTAATCTTGCGTAAGCCGATCAGTGTTACTGGTGATCCGTACTGGACAGAAGTTTTTAACAAGGATGTTGACGGTTGCGGTTCTGACCTGGATGAGTATGCACGTCGGCTTGTCGCTTGTGCCCTGACTTACGGGCATTCACATATTTTGGTTGATTTTCCAGCGCCTTCTGGCGCGAGAAGTCTTGCAGAAGAGCGTGCATTAAACCGCCGACCATACTGGATTGAAATAGAGCCAACCAATGTCTACGGGTGGCGTCTGGATCGTGAGGCTAACTACGGCAGTCTTACGCAAGTTCGTATTGGTGAAAAAGCTGTAGTTGCTGATGGTGAATTTGGAGAAAAAGTTTATGACCAAGTCCGTGTCATTGAGCCAGGTCGTTATCGTGTCTTTAGGCAGGAGGAGCAAAAACTGGAAATGCAAGGGCCATTTCCATACCCCGCTTCATTCGATCAATCCGACGCTACGTCGGAGTACGAGTTGGTTGAGTCTGGCGATTTCTCGCTTGGACAAATTCCATTGGTAACAATTTATGCAGATAAAACAGATACGATGACCAGTCGCCCACCGTTGCTAGATATTGCCCATTTGAATTTGGCTCATTTCCAGCGTCAAGCGGATTTAATCCATAGTCTGCATATTGCAAGTCAACCGATGCTTGTGCTGGAGGGTTGGGATGACCAAACGAAGGACATGGCGATCAGCGTTAATTACGCGATGGCGACCCAGCCGGGTAATAAGGTCTATTACGTGGAGCCTGCATCGAGCGCGTTTGAGGCGCAGTCAGCAGAAATCCAAGAGTTACAGCAGCAAATGGCGACTTTGGGGATCAGCACGCTCAGCCAACAAAAATTTGTAGCTGAGTCTGCGGACGCTCGTCGTTTGGATCGTATCGACACTAATTCGATGCTGTCGATGGTTTCGATGGATTTGGAGTCAGGCTTGCAAAAGTCTTACAACTTGGCTGCTGATTATCTGGGTATTGAGCCGCCTGAGATCAAGATTAGCCGCGACTTTGACCTGCAACGCCTAATTGGACAGGATATTGCTGCCATGAGTCAGCTATTCCAGGATCAAATCATCGATCGAGAGGAGTTCCGCGACATGCTGGTGCAGGGCGAAATCCTACCTACAGCAGCGGAGTCGCCAAATCCCGCTTCAGAGTTAGAGTAGGGATAAATCGCTTTCTACAGCATGGCCAAGTCTCTCGACAAAGTTTTACAGGCTGACGGTTCTTACAAGTGGGAGCTTGTTGATTCTTGGAGTCCTGATTCCGAAAAGAAAGCAGAGTCTCCTGCAAAACCTGCTGCTAAGGCCAAAACAACTAAAAGAACAAAAGCGAGTAAGGTAGAAGAGTAAATTCACTTTTGATAATGGAAGAGCAAGTCATCCAGGAAACGCCAGTGGCGTCACCTGAACAGCCTGTGGCTGCGACTGAAACTGCTGCTGTCGATGTTTCTGCTTATGAGCAGCAGATTCAAACACTTCAGCAACGCGCCAGTGAAGCCGAGGAAAAATTTCAAGGCATCAAAGGTAAGTTAGACGAGGTTTACAAAAAACAGGACGATCAACGGCGTAAAACGCTTGAAGATCAGGGCCAATGGAAAGATCTTTGGGAAGAGGCCAACAAGACTGCTCAGGACAAAGATCAGCAAATTGTAGATTTGCAACGTCAACTTGATGAGTTGAAAGTCTCTAATGAGACTGCAGCGATGAAAACATCCGCATTGGCTGCCATCAGCCAGGCTGGTGCAATCAACGCTGAGCAGATGCTCCAGCTAGTTCAATCAAGCCTGAAAAAGTCTGACACTGGTGCTGTCAAAATCCTTGACGGCGGTGTTGAGCAGGATCTTGGCGTTTATCTCGCTAAGTTAAAAAATCCCGGTTCTGGCTTTGAGCATCATTTTAAGCCGAGCACACAAGCTGGAATGGGTGCTAAGCCAGTTACAGGAACTACTGGTGCAGGAGGTGTCGCTAACCCATGGCTAGAAGGTAGTATGAACATAACGAGGCAAATGGCCTTGGAAGCTACCGACCCTGATCTTGCAGCTGTGCTCAAGAGAGAGGCAGGTAAATAGTCCCCGTGGGACACCACTTCAAGTCTGTGACTTGAAACCCCGCAAACTTTTACTCCGAATAAGAAATGGCCGCACCATTTCAGAATTATTCCGGCGGTGTCCTTCTGGCGGACATCGTAAAAAGGAATAATCTCAGCACCTATGTGTCTGAGGCAATCAAAGAGCGTAGCCAGTTCATCAAATCCGGGGCTGTAGTGCGTAATGCGCTGCTCGACGCTCGGGAAGGTGGCACTCGAATCCAAGTTCCTGAGTTCAACCCCGTTGCACCGACTGAAGAAATCTTCGACGGTACTGCAACTTGGGGCACCAGTGGCGCTGGTTATCTGACCCCTCAAAAGGTTGGGACCGGAACCCAGATTGCATCCATCGTTCACCGTGGTTTTGCCTACGCCGTGGATGACGTTGCGATTTTGGCAGCTGGTGAAGACCCAATGCTTCACATTCGCAACCAGCTGGCCGACGCTATCAACAAGCTCAACAGTGTTCGCCTGTTTGAGCAGCTGACTGGTCTGTTCCACACTGCTCTCAATGGCCATCGCCTTGAAAAGCAGCTGGGCGGCTCCGGCTCTACTGCTGAAGCCAACTACCTGACTGGTTCAACTGTTGCAGAAGCTCGCTCCCTGCTGGGTGAGCGCGGTGAGGAAATGGATCTTTTGATCGTTCACCCTTCTGTCGCTTACTACCTGTATCAGGTTGGTCTGCTGACCTTCTCTACTTCTGCACTTGCCGCTTCTGGCGCAGTGACCTGGGGTGGTGGCGGTGTTGGCATTGGCGCTCGCGAAGTTGGTGAGTTTGCTGGCTGTCGGGTTATCGTTGACTCTCAGGTCAACACCAATGACCCGACCTCTACTGGCAACCGTCAGGAGTTCCGTTGTTACATGATGAAGTCCGGCACCATCCTTGAGGGTGTGCAGCAGGATCTTCGGATTGAAGCTGATCGCAACGTGTTGTCCAAGCAGGACGTCCTGTCCGTGGACTACCACTCTGCTTATCATGTGATGGGCACCAAGTGGGGTTCTGCTTCTGACAACCCGACCAACGCAAACCTGCGTACGGGCAGCAACTGGTCTGCCACCTATGACATCGACCTCGTTCCTATGGTTGAGATCTTTGTCAACAGTCCTCTGGATAACGGTCTTAAGTCCTGATCCTGACGAGACAAACGGCCCTACCATTAGGTGGGGCCACTTTCTTTTTTCGCTATGGCTGCCACGATCAACGCCACACTCAAGAGTGCGACAGCCAACAGTTTTGTGACGCTGGCAGAAGCCAACACGTATTTTGAAACCGTTCCAAGCAGTACCAACTGGGACGACAAGACGGATGACCAGAAGAATCGTGCATTGATTTCAGCTACGCGTTGGATCGACACGTTGAATTTTTATGGTGAGCGTTGCGATAACGGCCAAGCGCTGAGCTGGCCTCGCAATGATTATCATGTGGATCGTGTGGAGTTGGTTTGCACCAGCATTCCAAACGACATTAAATACGCTACTTATGAGCTAGCGAACGCGTTGGCTAATGACACGGACTCGATTACGGGGACTACCGGCGATACGGGATTATATGAGTCCGTCAAGCTCGGAGAGATGGAAGTCAAGTACAACACGTCTAGTCAGGCTACTGGAACTGTTAACAACGTATTCGACGTTTATCCTTGGCTTCAGTCTTATCTCGGGGCTTCC